ATGGTAAAACCTGAAAACTACGTCATGGTTCAAGGGTGGATGCGTACAGAACTGGACCTCAAAGGAAACGATTTGTTTCTGTATGCTATGATTTACGGTTTCACGCAGGACGGTGAAACGGAGTTCTCTGGCAGCTTGCGATATATGCAAGAATGGCTTGGTGTCGGAAGTAAGCACACGGTTCTGGATGCACTCGAAAGATTACACCAGAAGGGCTACATAAAAAAGCGAACATCAATCGAAAACGGCATCAAAAGAAGCTATTACGTTGCAGCTCAAAGGGGTAGTGCAGAAATTGCACTGGGTAGTGCAAAAACTGCACCGGGTCAGTGCAGAATCTGCACCGAGGGTGGTGCAAAAACTGCACCTAATAATATAAAAGATAATATAGAAGATATTCTAGTTATAAAGGACAACGGCGGCAGTGACCCTCGGTTGGATGCCGATTTTGGCAAGATTGTCCGCGCCTTTGAGGAGAACATCGGGTCATTCCCGCCCATCATGCGGGACAGCCTGCAGCGCTGGCGGGAGCAGTTCAGCACAGAAATGATTCTGCTGGCGATTGCCGAGGGCGCCAAAAACGGCGCTCACCGCTGGAACTACATTGATTCTATATTGCGGGGCTGGAAGAAGAACAATATCAGGACACCCGGCGACTTTGAAGCATGGGAATCCAAAAGGAGATCCCAGAGCAGTGACACAGCAGCGCAGCAGCCAAACCGTTCCGCTGCTGCGGACTATGACTTTATTTTTGGAGGCTTAAATGACAGTTGAAGGATTGAAAGCGGCGATGCTGGAAATCGAGAACTACTTCGGCAAAGAGCTTCCGTTCAATCAGCGCAAGGCGCGGTCGGAAGCATACTCGGCAGCGCTGAAGGACATTCCCGATTGGATGGCGGCGCAGGCTTTGACCGAAGCGTTGAAGGTCTGCCGGTTCCCACAGCAGTTGCTTGTGGACTGGTGGGCTGAAATCAAAAAGATTCAGGCAGCGCAAGCACCCACAGCAAACGACCTCTGGAAAGAGGCAGCGACAGCGGCCCGGAAAATTGAGGCCAACCTCTACTACCAGACCCACGGTGGCCTGATGACCGCCGAGGGAAAGCTGACAGGGGAGGACTTCAAGCGGCGCAATGCGGAGATCTTCGCCGCCCTGCCGGTGGCGGTGCAGCGCTGGGCTGGCTCCCCGGCAGATCTGTCGGAGATTTTCAGCAGCCGCAGCAGCGCGGATCTGCGCCAGTTCGTCCGGCCGGGCTTTGACCGGGCTGTGCAGGATGCCCCGGTCGAGAGCTTGCAGCCCCCGGCCCTGCCCGGCGGGGCTACTCAAGCGCGGATTGGAGGTGATGAAATTGAGAAGAAAGCGTAATCACGGAGCGTTGCTCTGCCTGTCCGGTGTGCTGGCGGGCTGCATTGTGACCAGCGCCGTCTGCGGGCAGCGGGTGGACGAGCTGACCATGGAGCGTGACATCTACGCCAGCAAGTCATCCAACTGGGAGCGCATGGCCGGAGAACGTGATGAAACCATTGACCAACTCCAAACCGAGGTAGACAAGCTGACCGCAGAACTGAACGCCCAGACCGATTTGACCCTTACATACGCCGGGGCGTTCAGCTGCACGGCCTATTGCGCCGAAGAATACGCCCACATCTGTGGCGAGGGGCACGGCATCACATCCAGCGGCGCAAAGGTGCAGCCGGGCGTGACCGTAGCAGCCGATATCAGCATCCTGCCCTATGGCACGGTCGTGTATATCGAGAATGTGGGCTTGCGGGTTGTCCAAGACACCGGAAGTGCCGTGAAAGGTAACAAGTTGGATGTGTGCGTAAACACGCATGAAGAGGCCCTGAGCTGGTCTGGGTACGGTTCCCGCCGGGTCTGGATTATTTCGGGAGGTGTTGAACCGTGAAAAAGCCGTTTGAGACCGAAATGGACGACACCAGACAGGCGGTTGGACAAATCGTGGGTTTGTGCACCACCATTGCGCTGCATCAGGAGTTCGGTGTCGGCAAGACCAGACTGGAGCGCATTAAAGCTAGAATTGACGAGTTGGAGAACCAGAACACCGAGGTCATTATGACCCCGGATGCCTACGGCAGACCCTCCAAGGACAAGGCTGAGGCCATCCGAGAAAGCTGGTTGGCTGGATATGTTTCTTCCGACTACCGAATCCCGATGGTGAGATTGCCTCGTGGACGCAAAGAGCAGCAGTACCGCATTGCTGGCGACAGGGCTGCCAAAATTGCTTGGCAGGTTTACGCCAAGGCGGTTATTGATGTGCTGCACTATGGTCCGGACCGCTTGGAACGGCTGCGCAAGGAAAGCCATGCCAACTATGAGCAGCTGAACAAGTGGGGGCATGAGGATGGTCTGGACGTTGCGATGGAAAAGCTGCGCCGCTGCGCTGCGGAGGCTATGCAAGCCCCGGAAATGGAAGTTTCTGATATTGATGGCAGCAAGGATGCTGCGGAAGTGGACAAGGAGTTCCGTAAGCAGCAGCTGAATTTCATCAAGCGTGTCCGGGCACAGGCCCTTGGGCGTATCGCAGCTACTACGCAGCCCGTCAACGTACTGGCCGAGCAGGGTGTGCAGGACAAGGTTCAGGAGATTATGCAGCAGGTTTCCCAGCAGTCTTTTGAGCGTAGGAGGAGACGTTGATATGGCACAAAATGAATACGGCGAGAAGCTGGACAGCAATGGCTATGCGCCCAGCATCCTGCATGATAAGCCGACCTGCCTGATTTGCGGCCGCTTTGGAGTGGCCCGGCATGAGGTCTACTTCGGGCCGTATCGGGACAAGAGCAAGCAGCTTGGGCTGTGGGTAGCACTCTGTCCGTGGTGCCATCAAAACGGTAACACGGCGGTTCACACCAACCGGGCAGCGGATCTTCGCCTGAAAAAGTGGGCACAGAAAAAGGCTATGGAATACTACGGCTGGTCGGAGGCGCGGTTCATCCAAGAGTTCGGGAGGTCCTACTTATGAGCGAAAATTGCCCGATTATCGCCATCGACCCCGGCAACACGCAGTCCGGCTACTGCGTAATTGACCAGCGCACCTTGCGTCCGCTGGAGTTCGGCAAGATTGACAACGCCGAACTTATGCAGAAGTTGGCCTCCGCTACGGAGCAGGGCTGGCGGTGGGCTGTCATCGAAATGGTGGCCTCCTACGGGATGCCAGTCGGCAGGGAGGTTTTCGACACTGTCCTTTGGATAGGCCGCTTCTACCAAACTCTGAACGCCTGCTGCTCGGTGCGGCTGCTGTGCCGTATCGAGGAAAAGCGGCATATCTGCCACAACACACGCGCCAATGATGCCACCATCCGGCGGGCACTCATTGACCGCTTTGCAGACCACGACCTCAAAAACGGCCGTGGCACAAAGAAGGCTCCGGATTTCTTTTACGGCTTCAAGGCAGACATTTGGGCAGCATACGCCGTCGGCCTGACTGCCATTGAAAACCGGGAGAACGATTACAATTTTTCGTCGAACAAATGAAAGGAATACATATCATGGATAACTACGAAAACGAAGCCTCCAAGTTTGCCGCCCAGCGCAACAAGCTGAAGAACATCTGCGAGGCCCACGACCTGACCTACACCTTCATCAAGAACGCCTATCCCATCAAATTGATTATCCGCCCGGTCGGCGGTGTTGGGGAACAGATGTCCATGCTGGAGGCTGCAAGCGAGGACAGTTATATTTCCCCGGATGCCTACCTGTTGTTCACGATGAAGGATGGCGCACTGGTTTACCGCATGAGCAAGACCTTCACCATCGAGGATGCCCTGTTCGGCAAAATCAAGAACATCTTCAAAAATATGCACTCCTACTACCTTCAGTTCTTCTTCCGGGATCTCATTGAAAGCGGACGTCTGACGGCCATCGGTGCCAAGATGCCGGACATCCCGGAGCCTGCCGGAGAGAACACCCCTCCCGTGGTTCAGCCGCCGCAGGAAACCGCAGAAGCGGATAAAGCGGAATCCGATGATGAAGCAAAGGTTCTGGCGCTCATTGATACCAGCGGTGTAACGCAGCCCTATGTGGCGGATAAACTGAACATCAACCTCAGCGCGGCCACGGAGCTGCTGGATAAGCTGGAAAGTAAAGACCTGATCGACTTCTACGATGGTCGTTACTACCTCCACAAGACGGAGGAATAACTCATGGCAAAGACAGCAGCAACGCGCAGCATCAAAAATGACCATCAAAAAGAATTCCTGAGAATCTTCAATGTCTTATGCGGACGGTATAACCGCTGGGAGGTCTGGCAGGATTTCGTGATCCTGACCGCAACAACCTTTTCCTTCACAACGGATAAAGCCAATGCGCCAGAACGGATGAAAACCTTCCAGGCAATCGCAAAGAAGCACACAGAAGATGAGATGCGGAGCTTTGATGCAATGCTCAATGAGGTAGTCGAAGGAATGACGCAGCAGCCCGATCAGGACTTCCTCGGTTCGCTGTATATGCTATGCGAGCTGGGCAATGAGCACACAGGGCAATTCTTCACGCCATACGATGTGTGCAAGTGCATGGCGATGATTACGATGGGAAACGCTTCTCTGGATTTCTCACAAGGATTTGTTTCTGTGTCAGACCCGGCTTGTGGAGCAGGCGCAACGCTGCTGGCTCTTGCCAACATTCTCAAAGAAAAGGACGTTTATTATCACACCAAGGTTTTGTTTGTCGGGCAGGACATTGATTATATCGTTGGTCTGATGTGCTACATCCAGTTGAGCCTGATGGGGTGCGCCGGATATGTGGTCATCGGAGACACAATAAGCGAACCCAGCTGGTCGTATGACGGCCGCGGACTGCTGCCCGGCGGTCCGCAAAACCGCATCTGGTATACGCCGTTTTACTTCACTGATGTATGGGTTGCGCGTCAGCAGTTTGCCAAAATGGACTTGCTGTTCAGAAAGAAAAAGCAACAGCCCAGCACGGAACCGGCAGACTTAATCACACAGAATGCAGATATTAGCTCCAAAATTGAGGAAAAACCTATAAAATCCGCAATTGACGAAGCCCAATCTGCATTGAACGAAACAAAAACAGGTCAGCTTACATTCTTCTGAAAAAGGAGCAGATATGGAACACGGAACGAAAGACCCTCGCGTCCGGGGATATGCCCGGATGTACGGGGTCCCCATCGCAAAGCTGGAAGGGCTGGAAAGCGAGATTTTGAAAGCGCCCGGCATTTCGGTGGTTGACTTCGATGCAAGTGCATTGGAATCGAAGCAGCTTTGCGTTCTTGCCAAGTACGACATTGCGCCCGAAGTTCAAAACTACTGGGCAATGCGAAGCGATGTGCGCCAGTCGGTCGTGAAAGCGGCAAATAAGTGCGGTCTGGTGCGCACGGGAGATCCCATCGAAGATTACGGCGAACATTTCTACTATGTGTTCAATGCCGCAGCATGGTTTGAAAAGGAGTGATCGCTATGGCAGACATTACTTACATTCCCATCCGGCAGTTGCATCCGCACCCGGATAACCCACGCAAAGAACTGGGCGATTTGTCCGAGCTTGCAGCCAGCATCAAGGAAAACGGCGTGTACCAGAACCTGACCGTCATTCCGGGGCACTACCTCGGCAAGCAGGAGTACATTGCCCGGTGCATTGCCGATGGCGGCGCCGCCTCTGCTGCCGAGGCGGCATGGACACCCAAGGCCGTGTGGTCCAGCGAGGACTACACCATCATCATCGGACACCGCCGGGCGGCTGCGGCGCAGCAGGCTGGCATGTTTGAATTGCCCTGCTCTGTGGTCGATATGACCGAGAAAGAGCAGCTGCAAACCATGATGGTGGAGAATATGCAGCGGTCTGATCTCACCGTCTACGAGCAGGCGCAGGGCTTCCAGATGATGCTGGACATGGGCGATACTGTGGAGCGCGTCGCAGACCGCTCCGGCTTCTCTCAGTCCACCATCCGGCGGCGCATCAAGTTGCTGGAACTGAACCACGACAATTTCAAAAAGGCAGAGCAACGCGGCGCAACCCTTTCCGATTTTGTTGAACTTAACAAAATCGAGGATTTGGATGCCCGGAACCGGGTGCTGGAAACCCTCGGCACGGCTAATTTTAACCGTGAGATGCAGAACGCCTTGTCTGACCAGAAATACCAGCACAGAAAAAATGAATGGATTGAGCAACTTCGCCAATTTGCCGTGGAAAATCCTGATGCCGATTACAGCTCTCACACGCACGTTGCTGGGTACGGATATTGGAATACTAGCAAGGACGTTGAAGTGCCGGACGATGCCGATAGCGTAGCGTACTGCTACAAGGTCAGCCAAAACCAGATTGACCTCTACAAAGAGCGTGACTTGGAAAAAGAGAATGCGGAAACGGCCAAGCGAGAGGAAAAGCGGCAGCAGGAACAGTTCTACAAGGATCAACTTGCCGCCCTCACAAACTATATGTTTGAACTGCGCCGGGACTTTGTGACGCAGCTTTCCACGGCAGAGTGCAAAAAGCATCTGGGCGAAATCGTCCGCTTTGCTGTGGATGCGTTCGATTCAAATTACGATGGCGAGTTGACAATCAAGCTGCTGGGCGCTGCTCCCCCGGAAACGGACGGCGTTGACCTGCTTGATTATCTGGAAAGCACTTCGGTGTTCAGCGACCAGCCTGAAAAGGCACTGCTCTCCTTGGCCTATTCGGCTGCTGACGATGGCAGCAACGGATACTGGGGCTGGGTCTGGAAACCCGACTACCAGAGCGGCGGGTACGGCTGGGAGGAAAACGACAGTCTCGACGCTATTTACACTCTGCTGGTGGCTTTGGGCTATGAAATGTCTGACGAAGAAAAGGCGTTGCAGAACGGAACCCATGCCATCTTTTCCACCAATGCCCCTAAAAAGGAAGATGTGCCCTGCGAACGTTGCAAGGCGGCGCATCCCGGATGCGACAAGTGCTGCAAGACCTGTAATGACCACTGCAATGCGTTCCAGCTGTGCAGAGGGGAGGATGTAGAAGGTGTCTGATCCGAAAGAGTACGCTGACCGCCTGAAATTTGAAATTGAGGCTGCCGACTTCCTGACGACCGAAGACCGGGAGATGGTCTTTGACCTTATCGAAAAAGTGCTGGGTGACGACAATGCCTGACCAAATCTTCATCGACGTTGCGCTGCTGGCTGTGGGTGTGGCAATCGGCGCCCTGCTGGGTGAAACCAGCCGCCAGCAGCATGACCGACAGTTATTCCGGGAGTATATCAACTTCATGGCTGAATCGAAACACAAAAACGAACTGCTTTTTCGGGAAATAATTCGATTTCAAATCGAGAAGGGAATAAATCATGAGGAAAAAGAATAATCGTAAGCCGCTGCCCGGTGCTAGTGGGTTACTTCGACTGCGGTGCAAGTGCTGCGGCAGGGAATTTGGCACATTCCTGCATATCCCGCAGGTGAGCATTGGGTGCCATTGCGGCGCGACCATCAGCTTGGAAGGGCTGTGTGCATACGAGTTTGACTGCGAATGCTGCGGGGTACATACCTATGGCCTCACCAATATGACAGATGCAGATCTGACGATTCCTTGCCGCTGCGGCAATCCGATCACGATGCGCTGGGATCCCTCCACGCGCCGGTATAAGGAATGAGGTGAAAGATATGTGGCAGATTTTCACGGTCATCGGGCTGGCAGCTGGGCTGTTCATGTGGGGCCTGTGCGCAGTTTCCAGCAACATCAGCCGCAAGGAAGAAAAGTCCAGTGGGGGAGGAAAAAATGAAAATCATCACAGTTAAGCATGAGGTTTCGCCGGGGTATGGAAAATGTGAGTTCGACGGAGATTTTTGGGGCAAAGAGGTATGCAAATACTATGCACTACGCACCCAAACTCACGGAAACAAGGCTCCGCCTGAATACAGGAAGCCGAAGTGCCTGCTGTTCAACTGCTGGCTCGAAGAGCCGTACAAAAAGTGCGAACCCTGCCGCAGGGCGTGCGCGGAGGTTGACGAAAAGTGAAAGCAGTTCTTTTGAGCATCCGGCCCGAATGGTGTAGCCGTATCTTTTCGGGCTGGAAAACGGTGGAAATCCGTAAGACAAGACCGGTCTCGTTGAAAGAACCTTTTAAGTGCTACATATATTGCACGAAAGGAACGAAATTTTTCTGCTGGAAAGCCGTTGACCATTTATATTTCGACGATAGGTCTCATAAGCTATTCGACCGCAGGGTTGACGGAATGGTTGTCGGCGAATTTATCTGCGATGACATCCGACGCATTGGCCCTGAATACTGTGTCGTCAAAGAAGATATCGAATCTGCAATTGCTGGAAGCTGTCTCACAGTACAGCAAGTCAAAGACTATGCCGGATGGAAGTCCGGGATGAGTTATGCGGATTTGAAAGACTTGTATGGCTGGCATATCTCCGAACTGAAGATTTATGACAAGCCGCGCGAGCTGCGGCCGTTCACGGGCTTGCTAAACACGCGGTTTGGTGTGCGGCCTGTGGAAGCGCAGCGACCGCCCCAGAGCTGGTGCTATGTGACAGAAAGGATGGACGAATGAACTGCCTGTCCTGCGAGAACTACATACCCCTTGACCCGCCCATCCGGCGAACCGATGCCCACGGCCAGACCTACGAAGTGCCGGGCCTGTGCAAAATCGGTGCAGACCACATAATTTGTGGCCTTCCGGTCTACAAACCTACCGCAAGTTGTGATAAAATAGCAGAAGCACCGCCGAAAGGCGGCAGCTGAAGTGCATACGGAGGTAGGTTGTGACCATTCAGGAATTGTCCAAGTATTACGACATTCAGACGGCGCTCGAAAAGGATCGGGAGGTTTACGATAATCTGCGACAGAAAGCAGGTCCGGCCTCCCCGCAACTGACAGGAATGCCCCATGTTTCCGGTGTCAGGGATAAGGTCGGAGATCTGGCCGTAGAACTGGCGGACATGGAAGACCGCATTCAGTACTTAGAGGCGCAGGCCCAGACGGAACGGCTCAAAGTAGAGGCGTACTGCCGCAGCATCATGGATGCCCGGCTATACCTTATCTTCCGGCTGCGGTTCGTCCGCTGCCTGACGTGGGCGGAAATCGCCGGGAAACTCGGAAAGTGCTACACTGAAAATGGCGTATCCCGGATGGTCTACAATTATCTTTCCACACATTGATTGAGAGGCTCTGCCAAGCGCAGGGCCTCTTTTTTGTCTGGAGGTAAGGGGAGATGCCGACGGATAATGGCGGACGGATTGACATAGTGGCGGATGGCGGCGGACGATGGTAGATGATGTCGGACGATAGTAGACTGTTTGACATCGTGGGAGATGATGGTACACGCTTTGACATGAATGTAGATGACAACGGATAGAACCTGTGATATTATTAGGCTGCAAAATCCCAATCAAGCCAAGCGGCACTCACTATTTCCGGTGAGCGCCGCTATTTTATTGCACCGAAAGGAGGATATCCGTGCCGTGCGTTGCTCCTTTGCGCATGGCATCACCGCTGCACCTTGAAAATTCGGGGTGCAGCAAGCCGGGCACTTCGCCAGGCCCGGCCCAAAGAAGGAGTTTTCCGAATGTATCAGAAAATCAAAAACAAGTTCAAAGCAAACCCCACTCTGTTCTATGCCTGTTCCATTGTCGCATCATGGGCAGGTGTGGGCAGCCTCATGAATTTTCGGACGATCGCGCTGAACTATGGTGCAGTTCCGGCAATCATCTGGGCGGTGTTCAACTCGCTGGCATGTATCACGTTTGGCCTGTTCGTTGACCGCATCCCGGATATCCGGCGCATCATGCAGAGCAAGGTGATGTTCTACTTCATCGGTCTGCTGACGCTGTTCCAGACATGGACGCAGATGTCCGGCATTTATGAAATCTTCGGTGACACCCCGATTGGAACAAAGGGCGGCATGGTTATCGTGTACGTCACCTGTGTAGCATTCCTGATTATGCTGCTCAAAGATGGCATGATCCGCAACGTACTGTCTGACGGCTTTTCGTGGGTGGTTGTTTACGGTCTGCTGGCTGTGGTGGTAGTTGCTGCGCTGGTCTACACTGGCGGCGCATTTACCTCCATCGAACCCGGCGTGAACGCTGCTGGCATCAAGGCCGGTGTGTACAACGGATTGCTTCTGCTGCCCGGTCCCTTTGCCTGCCCGTATTATTATTCGTTATTCGAGTACAACGACAAGAATGCGGACGGCACTCGGCGCGGTAATATGAAAAAGTCCTTTGTGCTGGCCGGTGTGATGTTCGGCATTTACATGGTGCTGGCCGCACTGCTCACATGGGTACATTTCAGCCCGGTGCTGAATGTCATGAAAGCTATCCTGATCACCGTCATTGCGATTTCCTCTCTGTCCACCTACCTTTACTGTGAATATCTGGTGTTCGGCAAGAAAGCCGGTTTCGCGCTGGATGTTTTCACGGTGGCCTCGTGGCAGATCCTGATTCCGCTGGGGGTTATGGGCATCTGGCAGCTGATGAGCACGATTCGCATCTATGTGGTCATGGCGGCGATCTTGTTCTCCATCGTGCTGCACCTCGTTTCGGATGAAAAGGAGGGCGCACGATGAAAAAGGTCTTGGGCAGAAAACAGGTCAGCCGGAACGCCGACTGGCTGGCGGCGATGCGGCACATCGAGGAATTGATCTCACAGGATGAAGTCGATGCCTTTGAAAATGCTGCGGTCGAACGTATCATCAACGCTACAGCAGGAAAGAGTGCGGCCTATGCGTGGAGCGCCGGAAAGGACAGCATCGTCCTCGGCAAGCTCTGCGAAAAAGCTGGCGTGAAAGACTGCTTCTTTGGCCATTGCGAGCTGGAATTCCCGGAGTACCTCTTCTGGGCTCTGGAAAACGCCCCGGCCGGCTGCGAAGTCATCAATACTGGCCTGAACCTTGAATGGCTGGAAAAGCACCCGGAGCTGCTGTTCGTGAACGACGCAAAGCGCCTAAACATCTGGTATGGGCTGCTCCAGCGCCGTGCCTTCTCGATTTATTTCGAGGAACACGGTTCGGATATGCTGCTGGTGGGGCACCGGGCTATGGACGGAAATAATTGCGGAAAGGATTACACCATCCGCAAGAAATCCGGCGAAACTCGGTATGCACCTATTGCAGACTGGCCGCATGAGGCTGTTCTGGGCTATATCCACTATCACGGTCTGGCGCTGCCGCCGACGTACCAGTGGGAAAACGGTTGGGTCTATGGTCCTACGCCGTGGCCCATCTGGGGAGAACCGGCAACGGCCGAGGATGGCTTCAAGCTGATTTTCAGCCTGTCGCCGGAAGTCGTCCGTGCTGCCGCAGAGGTCATTCCTGCTGCCCGCACCTTTCTGGAAGGGAGGGCTGGCAAGTGATTATCACGCAGAAGAAGCTCTCCGAACTGCATAAGCCCGCCCGCAACATCCGCCGGCATTCCGAAAAGCAGCTGACCGAATACATCCGCAGCATTAAAATGTTCGGACAGGTCAAGCCGCTGGTCGTGGCCGAAGATGGTGAAATCATCGCGGGCAACGGCCTGTACGAAGCTCTGCTCCGCATGGGCTGGGAAACCTGTGACTGCTATGTGATGGCTGGTTTGACCGATGTGCAGAAGAAAAAGCTCATGATGGCTGACAACAAGGTCTATGAGCTGGGCTTTACGGATGTTGATGTCATCGAAGAACTGGTCAAGGAACTGGACGGGGATGTAGATGTCCCCGGCTGGGATGCTGACCTCTTGGAAATGCTCAACAGCACCGAAGCCGAGGTAGACGAAATTGTGGACTCCTACGGCACATTCCCGCAGGAAGAGGTTTCGGCCATGAATCGCCATCAGGTGGAAGAACACGTTCCTTATGCGGAAACACCGTCTTATTCACCCGCCGCCCCTGTGTATAGCGCTCCTGCGGCCTCCGCGGCTCCTCAGCGGGCTTCTGTTGCACAAGAGCTGTCTACACCTTCCGAACCGCAAAACACTGCTCCGGTATACGAGAGCCAGCCTCAGCGCCGATACATCCGGTGCCCGAAATGCGGCGAGATGATAGAGGTGAGCTGATATGCCGGTGAAAGTAGCAGAAAGCAGCATGAATGTTTTGCAGGCTGCGAAGATCCGCATCCGCAATGTGTTCACCAACGGATGCAAAATCTATCTGTCGTTTTCATCAGGCAAGGACAGCCTGTGCATGGCCAGTCTGGTGTACGACATGATACGCGCCGGTGAAATCAGCGCCAGCCAACTGACGGTGACGTTCATTGACGAGGAAGGGCTTTACCCCTCCATGGTAGATGCTGCATACCGCTGGCGGCGCAACTTCCAGTCTGTCGGAGCAAAGTTCCTCTGGTTCTGTCTGCCGTTCAAACAGGTGTGCGTCATAGACCATCTGTCCAGCTCTGAGTCGTGGATAACATGGGAGCCGGGCAAGGAGAACGTCTGGATGCGCCAACCGCCTGATTTTGCTATCCGGTACAGTCCGTATCTGAGCTATCCCGGCGAGATGAACTATCAGACGTTCTGTGAGAAAGCATTCCGCGATGGCATTCAGCTGGTCGGCCTGCGCACCGCAGAAAGCCTGACCCGGTATAAGTGCATTGCCAATACGAAGATGGACCGTATCGGGAAAGGTGGGAAGTTCTATCCCATCTATGACTGGACAGACAGCGACGTGTGGCTGTACATCAAACTGCGCAAGCTCCAGTTCCCGGAAATCTATATGCGGCTGTACGAGGCGGGGGTCCGAAAGAACGCCCTCCGGCTGTGTGCTTTTTTCGGGGATACCAGTACACAAGGGCTGCGCTGGGTAGCTGAAACAGACCCCGACCTATGGGAACGGATACAGAGGCGCGAACCAAACGCCTATCTGGTCCTGCTCTACTGGGATAGCGAAATGTTCCGGCGCAGTACCCGCAAGCGGCGTGAGCTAGAAGAGGGAACAGAGCAGAAGGACTACAAAGCCCTCTGCAAAGATATCCTCTTTCTCCACCCGGAACGGTACACCATCGCCAAGGACACGCTGTCCCACCTGCGAAACTGGCAGGGCTTGTTCATCAAGACCTACGGCATTGCAGAGCAGAAGCACTACAAGACCATGTACGAGGGGCTGCTGTATGGAGATCCCAAGCTGCGCATCCTGCGTATCCTGTGGACCACCATCTACAACGACCACAACGCAGCCATCAAGGAGGCCCAGAATGGAAAGCATTGACTTGTTTGCCCCGCTGAATTCCCTTCGGTGGGTAGAACGTGAGAAAATCCACGCGAATGATTACAATCCCAACAAGGTGTCGGAAGACAACCTGAAGCTGCTGGTGCAGTCCATCCTGACAAACGGTTGGACGCTGCCCATCGTGGTGCGGCCGGATGGAACTATCATTGATGGTTTCCACCGCTGGACCGTATCAGGCAGAGAACCGCTGCTCTCTATGCTGGGCGGGAAGGTGCCGGTCGTGGTCGTTGACCATCACGGAAACGAGGATGCTGATGTATACGGCACCATCACCCACAACCGCGCCCGTGGTACCCACCTGTTGGAGCCGATGAAGGCCATTGTCAAAAAGCTGCTCGATGAGGGCAAGGATGTGGACGAGATCGGCAAGCAGCTGGGCATGAAACCGGAGGAAATCTTCCGTCTGTCTGGTTTTACCCGCGACGAGTTCTTGGACATGATGACGCAGGACCATCCGACGTTCTCCAAGGCCAAAGTAATCAGGAGCATATAAGTCTGTCCCTTGCCAGCATCCCTACTGGTGAGGGCTTTTTACTGACGGGAATAAAGAAAGGAAACATCAAGATGGATTCTAACAACTTTACCGCGTCCGCGATCGCCGCGGTCGTGTGCCTCCACAATGCAAACGCCGAGCTGAAGGGTACTCCGAAAATCGGGGTAACTGATGTGTACGTTGTCTGGAACTGCAAGACCCTCCAGAACAACAAGGCGCTGCTGGCCACCACCGTTCCGGACGGTATGTATTATGAGGCTACCTACAACGGTGACAAGAAGGAACTGTATCTGGATGCCTACAAGAAGGTCCAGAACGTGTGCATCGAGGACGAGGGCTAAGCGTGGAACCCCTCACAGATGGGGAAGAAGGTGGTGATGTGCCAAATGAGAAAAATCTGGTGTCAAATGGGCAGCGAACGCCGAATGAACGCCGAGAAAACGCCCGAAAAGCCGGGAAAGCATCTGGTGCAGCCCGTAGGCGAAAAAAGCAGGCCGCCCAATATATGCGGATCCTCATGGAAACCGCTGCAACGGAAGAGCTTGCCCAGAAGTTGCAGAAGCAGGGCTTCGATGAAGAGGACTGCACTTACGCCGCGGCACTTGCTTGGAAGATGCTCATGCAGGGCTTGAAGGGCAACGTCAAGGCTGCTTCTCTGGTGTACAAAATTGCAGAGCAGGCAGAAGCCGCTGAGGCCGCAGAAAAGGAAAAACGTGCCGCCAAGCGCCGGGCAAAGCAGGAGCAGCAAGAAGCCGCAAGCGATGGTTTCTTAGAAGCTATCGCCGCAGCGGCCGCGAATGCGTTCCCTGCTGGTGATGATTCCTCTATGCTGCCGGAACCGGATGACGAAACGGAGGAGGACGAGGATGCGCCGACTTCGTAGAGCAAAGCCGTTCCAATGGAAAGCACTCAGTCAGAAGCAGATGCAAACGCTGGTCTGGTGGTCGCCGCAGAGCGCGTTCTATGACTACGACGGCATCATTGATGATGGGGCTATCCGAAGCGGAAAGACCGTCACCATGGGCTTTTCCTTTGTTTCTTGGGCAATGACCTGTTTTGACGGTGAGAGCTTCGCCCTCTGCGGCAAGACCATCGCCAGCCTACGCCGTAACGTGCTGGGTGTGCTTAAACAGCAGTTGTTGGGCAGGGGGTATGAGGTCATTGAGCACCGAGCGGACAACTTCTGGGAGGTGTCCAAAGGTGACAAGAGCAATGAGTTCTATTTCTTCGGAGGCAAGGACGAAAGTTCGCAGGATCTGATACAGGGCATCACGCTGGCCGGTGCGTTCTTCGACGAAGTGGCACTGATGCCGGAGAGCTTTGTCAATCAGGCGACCGCCCGCTGTTCCATCACGGGGTCAAAATACTGGTTCAACTGCAACCCGGCGGGTCCACAGCATTGGTTCTACCAGAAGTGGATTCTGCGGTGCAAAAAGCGGCGGCTGGTGTACCTCCACTTCACGATGGAGGACAACCTGACGCTGGATGAACACATCAAAGAGCGATACAGGAACCAGTACACCGGCGTGTTTTACAACCGCTACATTCTGGGGCTGTGGGTCAAGGCTGAGGGGCTGGTCTATCCCATGTTCTCGCGGGACAAGCACATTGTCCACGAGGAAATACCCTACAATCCTCGGCACCGCTATTATGTGTCCATCGACTACGGCACCCACAATCCCTTTGCTGCTGGGCTGTGGGACTATGACCCGGTGAGCCACCGCGCCATCATGGTGCGGGAACTGTACTACAAAGGCGGCAGCGCCAACCGTGTGGACAACGAAGCCTACTACAAGATGCTTCGAGAGCTGGCGAGAGGTTTCAAAATCGAATACATCATCATCGACCCGTCGGCATCTTCCATGGTGGAAACGATCCAGAAGTATGCCGAGTGGCTGGTGGTCAAGGCTGACAACGACGTGCTGAACGGAATACAGGATGTGACCAAGTACATAAACATGGGTCTCCTGCTGTTCCACGAAAGCTGCAAGGCAACCTTCCGAGAGTTCGAGCAGTATTCGTGGGACGAGGATTCCGACGAGGATGCCGTCATCAAGGAGTTTGACCATTCTATGGACCAAGTCCGGTACTTCTGCCGTACGGCGCTGCGGGCAGAACTGAAGTGGGTCGCATGACAGGGAAGGGGGTGAACTGCTGTGAGTTTCATTTCCCAATTATGGGGGAGGATAAAATCTATGTTTATTCGTACCGACATCGGAAAGACCTTCGGCGTGGAGCTGATTCAGTCCTCCGAGATGAACGCAGCGCTGGAGCTGTGGGATAATATTTCCTCTGAGCGCCCGCCGTGGCGAAATGCGGAGGACGATATCAAGCCCTACAACATGGGCAAGCATATCAGCGACTACCGTGCCCGGCTGGTGTGTCTGGATATCGACGTTGCGCTGTCTGGCTCCCCTCGCGCGGACTACTTGCAGACCATTTGCAACGACCTTATCAAGCGCCTACCCGATAAGGTGGCTGACGCGGAGCGCATGGGCGGCATCGCCATCAAGTGGAACGGCTCAAGCTGGGATTTTGCCCTGCCGGGAGAGTTCGGTATCACCAAACAGGACGGCAACGGCAACATCGTGGGCGCAATCTTCGCTGAGTACATCACGCACGGCTTCGACCATTACACCCGGCTGGAATACCACCGGTTCAAAGATGGGCTGTATCTGATCACGAACAAGGCGTTTCTCAACCGTTCCATGAGCAACGGCCAGTATACCCTTGGCGCTGAAATCCCGCTGACGGAGGTTGAAGAGTGGGCGGAGATGCAGCCCGAAACACAGATCGAACAGCTGGAGGCTCCATTATTCGCGTTCTTCCGGTTGCCCGGTGCAAACACCATCGACCCGGTGTCCCCGCTGGGCGTGTCTGCCTTTGCAAATGCACTGCCGGAGCTGGAGGCGCTGGACGTGGCCCTCAGCAGAAAGAACGGAGAGGTCGCAGACAGCAAGCACATCACGTTTGTTGGTCAGGCAGCTATCCAGTATGCCAAGAACCGGAACGTGCAGCTGCCGCGCTTTATCAAGGCGCTGGGCGCTGGCGTGAACGACGACGGAAAGGCCATCACTGAACACGTCCCCACCATGCTGACCGATGCCCGCATCAAAGACATCAACTTCGACCTGTCCATGGCGGGCGTCAAATGCGGCTTCAGCGAGGGCGTCTTTGTCATGGACGGCCAAACTGGTATGATTACCGCCACGCAGGTGGAAAGCGACGACCGAGATACCATCCAGACCATCAAGGCAGACCGCGACGCTCTGCGCAGCGCCATCGAACAGGCCATTAAGGGCGCGGATGCGCTCACAACGATTCTGGGCGCTGCACCGATTGGCGAGTACGAAACCACCTACAACTTCGGAGACATCACCTATAACTACGAAGAGGACAAGGCCAGCTGGAAGAACTACGCTTCGCAGGGCTGGATCCCGCTCTGGCTATACTTCACGAAGTTTGAGGGCATGAGTGAAGAAGAGGCTAAGAATATGGTCGCAGAAGCCAAAGCAGCCGAAAAGGAAAAGGGCCTGTTCGACGAGGAATAACCGGAAGGGGGCTGCTCCATGCTGACACCGCAGCAGATCACCGAACTAGCCGAAACGCTGTATCCGGCGCTGGACGACCTCAACCGGTGGATAACGCTGGACATGATACAGCGCTTCATGGCACGTCTGGGCCGTGGAGAGGATGCTGTACTGTCTGGGACGGACCGGTGGCAAGCTGAGGTATACCAAGCGGCGGGCGGCCATCTGGAGGAACTGCAAAAGAAGCTGAAGCTGTTCACGAAGCAGTCTGACGCCGAAATCGCGGCCATCTTTGAAGATGCAGCGGTCAAGGCGTGGGCTGCCGATTGCGCTGTTTATGCAGCAGCCGGTCACGACGTGCAGCCTTTGGCTCTGTCCAGCCGCATGGTGCGCATCTTGCAGGACGCCTACACCCGGACGCAGGGAGAGGCGCATAACTTCACACGCACCACGGCCAGCGCGAGCCAGAAGCGGCTTTTCAAGGTGCTGGACGAGACCCACTTCAAGGTCGTCACCGGCGCTCAATCCTACACCGCAGCAGTGCAGGAAGCCGTGGACGACCTTGTGCAGCATCAGACGCACGTTGTCTACCCGACCGGCCACCGGGACACCATCGAGACCGCCGTGCTGCGGGCAGTCCGCACCGGTATCAGTCAGGCCACTGGTAACATGACCATGCAGGGCATGATAGACCACGATTGGGACATCATCCGCGCATCTGCCCATCGGGGCGCACGGTACGGCGACGGAGGGCAAAACCCCGGCAACCACTTCTGGTGGCAGGGCAAGCTGTACAGCCGCACCGGGCGAACGCCGGGCCTCCCACTCTTTGTCGAGGCGACCGGCTACGGCACCGGCGAGGGGCTGGGCGGCTACAACTGCCGTCATAGCTTCGGCCCCGGCGATCCAAACCACAACCCTTTCCAGAACTTCGACGAGGAAGAAAACCGCAGGGTCTATGACCTCACGCAAAAGCAGCGGGCGAAAGAAGCCCGAATCCGGCGCGATAAAGTCGAGATGGCAGGTTATCAGGCCGCAGCCGAAAACGCCACAGACGACGCTCTGCGGGCGGCTCTGGAGGACAAATCGGCCAGAGCGGCGGCAAGGCTGCAAAAACACACGACGGATTATAACCAGTTCTGCCGGGAAAACGACCTGAAGCCGCTGAACGACCGGCTGTATGTTGCCAAACGCTCACAGGCTGCCGCACCAAAGGCGGCACGTCAGAGCGCGACCACCCCGCAGGCTGTGTTCGGCTCTATGCGCGGCAGCGGCGGTGATGCAGGGCAGCAGGGAGAGAGCGTTCACCGGTATCTTGGCAAGGTTGACCCCGCCGAAACGGAACAGGTCGAAGCCCTGAAGAACACATTCTGCGAACAGTACGCATCTTCCGCCGTGGAGAACATGATGGTCATAACCAAAGACGGCGAAGTTCATTTTATGACCGACAATAACCCGCGCGGGGTTGACTGTTCCTATCTGGGTGATAAACTGAAAGGGAGCTACAACATCCACACCCATCCGCCTGATACGACGCAGTATTCTTTCAGCACGGATGCAGACATTCCAGCAGCGTTTTCCGACGGCACGGCTATCATGGAGGCGGTAGATTACAAATACCGATACCAATTTGTTGTGCCGAGCGGCATTACGCTTGAACAATGGGAAGCTGTATGCGAAGCAGTGCAGGAAGAACGAAACTCTATTATGACGGCCAGAGGATATGACTTCGGCAGCTACGAAGAAAATATCCAGCACGTCATAATTGACGAAACGTGCCGCAGACTGGGCGTGAAGTGCTACCGCAGGGAGGCCAGAAAATGAGTTATACAGTTGAGCAGATAAACGAGTTGACCAAAGAAAGCGTTCGCCGCGAAAGGGCTTTTGTTGCTGAGTACAAAAGGACACACTCTGTTCCAAGCCGCGCCACGATTTCCACGCCGGAGATTGATGCAGAACGCGCAGAGCAGAAGCGCTTGTATGGTGAATATCTCAAAGCTCTGGCTCAAAACCAATAACCGTTGACCACGATGCAAACCGCACCGTGGTTTTTTCATGCCCAAAAACAGAAAGGAAAGCACAATGAGCAAGAAAATCTTTATCAGCCAGCCTATGAACGGCAGGACGGACGAACAGGTTTTGAAAGACCGTGCATGTCTGATTCACTGGGCAAAGAAGAAAATCGGCGAGGATGTGGAGCCGCTGGAGACATTCTTTGACGACTTCGGCCCCGCTGCAAAACCGCTGGATTATCTGGCCCGCAGCATCGAATTTCTGGCAAAGGCTGACGTGGCCGTGTTCGCACCCGGCTGGCAGGGTGCCCGCGGCTGCCGCATTGAGCATCAGTGCGCTGCTGACTACGGCATTCCCATCATGGAGGTATCGACCTATGGCGAGCTGCTTAATGTCTGACGCACCCTATGCGCCGTGGCTCTCTGACGTTCTGGCGATGCTGGAGGAAAACAAAATCGACCGCATTTGCGTTGCAGCCCCGCTCCCCGGCGGCGAAGTGTTTACCGGTTACTACCACATGGACATGATGGACAAGGCTGTTGTCGCGACGAACATTCAGGCAGACGCCACGCTGGATGCAGTCTGCGCCAATGGCCGCCGCATTCAGGAGGCGTGGGAGGAAGAAGGTGAAACCGATGGATGAATTTGACCGCGATTTTAACCGAATGAAGAAGTGGTTCTGGATTTTCTTTGGCATTGTAATTGCCATCATCATTGCTATGACGATTTTGAGCGTCGTTTTGAACATCTACTATGTCAAGGGACTCTTTAACGCTGATATCCCTGAATGGCTGAAATGGGCCATTCTGACTTTCGGATAACCCGCAATATTTCGCTTTACAGCACGATGCACTTGCACCGTGCTATTTTTATGCCCGCTGCGGCCGCATGAGGCCAAAGAGGGCGCAATATCAGTCTACCTGCGGACTTAACAAGGCAGGGGCAACAAGTCAGAGCGACGACTTAAAACGCTTAGTTGCTGAACCGGAGGTATCCCATGAAAACCAGTGAACTGAAAGACCTTGGACTGAATCAGGAACAGATCGACGCGGTCTTTAAGCTCAACGGCCTCGACGTGGAAAACGCCAAGGCCCCCATCGCCACGCTGACGGCGGAACGTGACGACCTGAAAACCCGCTTGGCAACCGCAGAGGACACCCTGAAAGGCTTCGATGGCAAGTCTGCCGATGAAGTCAAGGCGGAAATCGCCCAGTACAAGAAGCAGGCCGAAGATGCCGGTAAGAACTTCCAGCTCCAGATGACCCAGCGTGACCAGCGCGATTGGGTCAACGGCCAGCTGGACAAGTACGGCGTTTCCTCTCCCTACGCCCGCCGCCAGCTCGCCGCTGACGTGATGGACGAAAAGGACGGTCTGAAGTGGAAGGATGGCGCATTTCAGGGCTTCGACGACTTCATGAAGAGCGCAAAGGAAAAGGATTCCGGCCTGTATCAGACCGCCGAGGAAAAGGCGGAAGCTGAGAAGCAGGCGCAGCTCGAAAAGAAGGCTCCGAAAATCGTCGGCCCCACCGGCAACACCACCCCGACGGAAACCAAGTACACCCCGCCCAAAATTTTCTAAACCGAAAGGAAGGTAAACCACTATGGCAAGAATCGAATCCCTTAGCATCCTGACCACCGACACTGGCAAGGAGTATCTGGCCGAGCTGTATGGCAAGGTCATTGAGAACGTGCAGAAAGCGCTGGTTTCTGCCGACATGAAGAACACTGACCTGTCCGGCGACCCGACCGCTGGCACTGTGGAGGCAAAGCGCTTCGCAAACGCCACCTCCGCAAACTATGGCACTGCCCGCAAGGCTGGCAAAGGCAGCCAGATCAAGGCCAAGGCCGTGACCGTTGCCATCGACAACGACAAGGAAATCGTCGAAGAGATGGAAGAGAAGGACATCAAGCTGTATGGCGTTGACGGCGTTCTTGACCGCCGCGCTGCGAACCACGTTCTGCGCATGGCCGCAGAGCTGGACAAAGAGTTCTTCAAGGCAGCAGATGCCGAAGCTGTCAAGGTTACTGTTGCCGCCGGCGCAACTGTGGAGGATGAGCTGGAGACCGTCATTCAGGAGGCGGAGAACACTGCAAACGACTTCGTGGACGGTGTGCCTCGCTCCATGATGCGTCTGGTCACTTCCACTGCCTACTATGGCAAGATTCGCAACAACCTCGACAAGATGTCCCGCGCCAACGTGGACACTGCGGCAGAGGAGTTCTACGCATGGCATGGCGTTGAGGTCAAGTCCTGCACCCATCTGCCCGCTGGCTGCGATTACCTGCTGATGGTTGACGGCGCTGTGGCGCAGCCTGTCATGGCAAGCACCTACACTGCCGAGAAGATCCCTCTGTCTGAGGCCACCGCTGTCAGCCTGTTTTATCACTTCGGCACCAAGGTCGTCACCCCTGACCTGATTTTCAAGAAGAAGGGCGCAGAGTAAGAGAAAGGAGCTATCATAATGGCAAAGTTTAAGAACATCGTCACCGGCAATGTGCTGGAGACTGACAACCCGCTGACCATCAAACTGATGGAGAACAGCGACCGCTATGAAGCTATGGACGCGCCCGCCGTTGAGGCCGCAGCGCCCACCAAGAAGTCCGGCAAGGCAAAGGCCGCAGCGGCAGCCGAAGAGGACGCCTGAGCGGAGGTGTAAACCATGGCGTATGCGGATTATGAGTTCTACTCCACCCGGTATTTTGGCGACGAGCTGACCGAGGCGACCGCGCCGAAATGGCTGGAACGTGCGAGCGACGCTGTTGATACTATCACCTTCTACCGGCTGGCGCAGGGTATGCCCGAAGATGACGCTCATGTTGTCCGGGTGAAGAAAGCCGTGTGCGCTCTGGCAGACATCCTCTTCCGCGTTGAGCAGCAGCGCACAGCAACGGCGGCCAGCAAAGATGCACAGGGCAATCTCCGGCCCGCCGTCGCCTCTATGACCTCTGGCAAGGAATCTGTGTCCTATGTGCAGTCTGCGGAGGCGTCCGTGTACGCAAAAGCTGCATCCGACAGCGCAGCGCTGAACGTCCTACTGCAATCTGAAGCAGAACGCTATCTCGCCAACGTTCCCGGCCCGGATGGCGTGAACCTGCTGTATGCGGGGGTGAGATGATGCACGACCAGACCATAACGCTGTACAACTACCATGAACCGTCTGGCCTCTGGCATACGACTGTGTTTGAGGGTGTGCAGCTTGCTGCGGCCAGCGCGAGCAGCGCGACGACGCACGGCAACAACGGCGGCGATTCGGTGAGCATCATCATCCCGGCAGCAGCAGACAAAACGGCCGGCGCACGGCAGTACATCGGCCCGAAAGCCTATGCAGCGCGAGACGCACCCGGCGAGTGCTTCACGTTCTGGCCGGAGCATGATTTCGTCGTTGTCGGCAGCTGCCCTCTGAAGCAGCCTGTTTCTGAGGACGACTACGACAACGGCTTATACCACGAGATGAACCATGGGCAGGATGAAGTCTACATGATTACTTCGGCCTCGTTCTACGGACTCATTCCACATTTTGAAGTGGAGGGACGCTGAATGAGCGATACGGAGCATTTTCAGGGCTTTTCCTGTGTCCATGGTAATTTTTGTGCGGAAATCCATTTCGACCGTTTTTCTCGGCAGTTTGCCGCTGCTCAGGAATGGTTGGCAGAACAGGTGCTTGCAGACTGCAAACCGTTCATGCCGATGGAAACCGGAAGTCAGGTTCAGCGCTCGTATGTGGACGAGGGCGGCAAGCGGGTCGTATTCCCCGGCCCCTATGCGCGGTATCTGTATGAGGGCAAGGTCATGGTCGATTCCGAGACCGGCAAAGGCCCCATGAAGATACCGGACGGCTCCGGCGGATATCTGCTGCGCTTCCGCAAGGGTGCAACACTGGTTCCGACCGACAGGCCGCTGAACTACTCGACCACTGCAAACCCGCAGGCGGGCGACCATTGGTTTGATGCTGCGAAAGCTGCAAATCAGGACTATTGGCTGGAAAGGGTAAAACGCATAGGAGGTGGAGGCGAAGATGCCTAAAGCGAACGCCGCCGTCAAATTCGACGTTGACGGCTCTGAAATCATGAGCAAGGTGCTGATGGAGCTGCTCAACACCTGCCCCGCACTGTGCGGCCGGAAAATTACATTCTCCACACTGGGCGAGGACGACGGCCTTGCGTTCTTCCCATCGGTGGGCGCGGCTGTCACGTCCGAGAAAGAGAGCATCACCGGGCACGTCAATCAGGTCTGCGCCTATCCGTTTGACATCGTGCTGCGCTGTGCCCCTAAGACGGAGGCTGCAAGGATGCGGAGTAAGGAGCTGCTGGACGCCATCGGGCGGTGGCTGGAACGCCAGCCGGTCACGGTGAACGGCGAGCAGTATACCATGAGCGCATATCCGGTGCTGGCAGAGGGGACGCGGGAAATCCAGACCATTTCCCGCACAAGTCCCTCCCACCTGAATGCGGCCTATCAGAACGGCGTGGAAGATTGGCTGTTCTCTGGCAGCCTGAAATACAAAAACAGTTTTGACCGATAAGGAGAGATCACAATGGCAAATATCGAGCGCAAGCGGCTGGCCCATTATATTGATGCCAGCTTCGATGCTACCGGCAATACCCCGAAGTATACCCGGCTGGGCAAGGACCTCGAAGAGTACAATCTGGAACTGAACCCGGATGTGGAGGTCAGCAAGAACATTCTGGGCGAAACCACCTTGAAGCACTCCGGCTATGAGCCGCAGAGCGAGGTGGACACCTTCTATGCAGTGGAGGGCGACCCGCTGTATGAGAAGTTGGAAGCCATCGCAAATGGCCGTCTGACCGGCGATGACTGCCTGACCACCACTGTGGATGTGCTGGTTGACAGCAAGGGCAAGGTGGCATGGGCATACCGTGAGAAGGTCATGGTCGTGCCTACCTCTGTGGGCGGCGACACCAGCGGTGTGCAGATTCCGTTCACCATTTACAACGCAGGCGAGCGCGTCAAGGGCAACTGGGACACCACGACCAAGGCGTTCACCGAGCTGCCCGGCAGCGATAGCGAATAATCGACAATAAAGCATGAGAACAGGGCGGTCAGCGTGGGGTTGGCCGCCCTATACTTTTAGGAGGCAATATGAATATCAAGAAAGAAGTAAACTTCCCGAAGCCGGTAGATAATGTGGGCATCGTCATTGACGATGGCACGGAGGAAGTGCCTATCACGAATCTGCGCGGCCAGCGTGTCGGCGTGTTCTATGTGCGCCCGACCGACCTCGGCATCGTGAACCGCTATGACGAGTTCATCAAGGACTTCGATTCCATTCTGGAACCCATCCAGAGCTTGAGCGTCAACGGCGATGGCACCGCGAAGGACAACGACACTAAGACCATGGATGCGCTGAAAGAGGCCGAGAAGCGGCTGTCTGATAAGCTGAACGCCCTGTTTGATGGCAACTTCGCAGAGGCGTTCTTCGGCAAGATGAACCCCTTCTCTATCGTTGGTGGCCGCTTCTACTGCGAGGTGGCAATCGAGGCCGTGGGCGCGTACATCGAAAAGCGCTTCGACCACGAAATGAACCTCGCACAGAGCCGCGTGGACAAGTACACCCACGGCTACCGCACTGGCAAGCACCGGAATGGCGGCAATAAGCGGCGCAGAGGTCCGCAGCAGTGATCGGCGAACTTCCCACCCGGCTGGATGTCAACGGTAAGAGCTACGCCATCCGCACGGATATGCAGGACATCCTGAAGATACTGCAAGCGTTCAACGACCCGGAGCTGGAAAACGAGGAAAAGGTCTACATCTGCCTGTTCATCCTCTACCGGGACTTCGACAAGATGCCGCAGGATGATTACAGCGCAGCCTATAAGGCGGCGGTCGAGTTCATGGACTGCGGCGTTCACACCGGCAGCGGCCAGAACAGGCCCTCGGTGCGGACGATGGACTGGGAGCAGGATGCGCCGCTGATTTTCCCTGCTGTCAACAGGGTGGCCGGGTGCGAGGTGCGCAGCATCCCGCATCTGCACTGGTGGACGTTCATGGGCTATTTCATGGAGATCCATGACGGCATCTTCTCACAGGTCATGACGCTGCGAGCCAAGAAAGCCAAGGGCAAGAAGCTGGAAAAGTGGGAAAGGGAGTTCTGGGCCGCCAACAAGGACATCTGCACTCTGAAGGAACGTCTGTCCAAGGAAGAACAGGATGAACTTGACCGGCTCAACAAACTGCTGGATTAAGGAGGTGGCAAAATGGCAGGACAGGCAGACGGCTCTATTGTCGTTGATACCGAACTGCAAACCCAAGGTTTCGACAAGGGCAGCAAAGAGATGCAACGCGCTATCGGCTCCCTGCAAACCAAGGTAAACAACCTTGCACCGACCATGAAAAAGGCGATGCGGGGCAGCGCCAGCGCCTTAGAATCCTTTGACGGCAAGGTGGGGCCGATGCAGGAAACGATTTCTGCGTTGGAGGAAAAACTGGGCCAGCTGGGCAGGATGCGGATTCCGACCGATGACTACAAGTGGCTCCAAACGGAGATCGGCAAGGCCGAAAAGGAGCTGGGCAAGCTCCTTGACAAAGAAACCATGTATGAGGATTTGGATGTGTCTAAATCCTCGCAGAAGTGGAAGAATCTGCAATACAGCATCGAACAGACCAGAAACAAGCTGGAAGATTACAGAGCGGAAGCGGCCCAGATGGAGAGTGACGGAACCGCGTTCACCTCCGGTGCTGATACCGCAGAATACCAGCAGATGAGCGATGCCATTGATGCCACGAAAGAAAAGCTCGACGGCATGGTGCAGCGCGTTGAACGCGGCACATCTGCGCTTGCAAGGTTTGGCAGCATGGCAGGAAAGACCGTTGTTGGCGGCCTGAAGGGCATGGTTTCCATGCTGGGCAAGGGCGCTGCGGCTATGCTGCGGCTGTCTCTCCGTGCAAAGAAAACTCATTCCAGCTTCAACTCTGGCATCGGGACGCTGCTGCGGTACGGTCTGGGCGTTCGCAGTCTGTTCACCCTCATGAACAAGCTGCGCAGCGCTCTGGTGGACGGATACAAGAATCTGGCTCGGTATTCGGACCGGACGAACACGGCAATCTCGTCCCTGATGTCTGCGCTGACGAGGCTGAAGAACAGCTTCGCAAGCGCATTTGACCCCATCCTGCGGGCAGCAGCACCGGCGCTGGTAACGCTTATCAACCTGATTTCCGAGGCGGTCTCCAAGATTGGCATGTTGACGGCTGCGCTGACCGGCGCAAAGACGTACACCAAGGCGACCACGATTCAGGAAGATTATGCAAAGTCGCTGGATAAAACATCGCAGTCGGCCAAAAAGGCGAAAGCCGCGCTGGCCAGCTTCGACGAGCTGAACATTCTGGAAGATAAGGACACCACAAAAGATGATGGTTCCGTTGACCCTTCCAAGATGTTTGAGCAAGTCCCCATCGACAGCGCAGTGCTGGACTTTGCGGACAAGCTGAAAAAGGCGTTTGAGGAAGCCGATTGGAAGGGTCTCGGCGAACTGCTGGGCAGCAAGATCAACGAGTTGGTAGACAGCGTGGATTGGTCTGGCTGGGGAACCAAAATCGGCAAGGGCATGAACGCCGCGATTCAGACCTTGTACTACACCGTGGACACGGTGGACTGGGTGAATATCGGCAAACATCTGGCCGAAGCGGTCAACAGCATCATTGATGAAGTGGACTGGAACATCTTCGGACGGCTGATGGCGAAGAAGTTCACCGTGGCGCTGGATGTGCTGGGCGGCTTCCTCGGCGAGCTGGACTGGACGAAAGCCCTTCAGGCGTTCACAAGCAGCTTCAGCGGCTTCTACAACGAGCTGCAAGACTGGCTGGAAAGTAAGAACTGGTACGAAATCGGGCAGATCATCGCGGCCAAGCTGTCGGATGCGCTGCTGAACGGTGGCCTTGAAGATGCGGTCAAGAGCTTCTTCGATGCGTTCACGGCTGCAATCAATGCAGCTGCGGACCTGCTGGACGGCATCGACACCTATCAGCTGGGCGCTGATTTGGTGAACCTCGTCATCCGCGCCGTGTCCAGTGTGGACTGGGCAGCGCTGACAGAGGCCCTTGCGCGGGCCATCGGTGAGGCGTTCATTGCCGTGCTGGATTTCTGCGGCGGTCTGGTTTCCCAGATTGCAGACTACTTCCAGCAGAAGATTGACGAGGGGCCTTTTGATTCCGTGGGCGCGAACATCATCTACGGCATCTTCAACGGTATCGTGGACGCTGTTGTGGGCATCGGCACATGGATCGTCGATAACATCTTCAAGCCGTTCTGGGACGGCATCTGCGCCGCATTTGAGATTCATTCGCCGTCCAAAAAGATGGCCGAAATCGGCGGTTACATTATCGCGGGCCTGTTGGATGGCATCAAGGAACTGCCGTCCAAACTGAAAGCTAAGCTGGACGATGCGCTGGATAAGGTGGTCAGCTGGGGCAGCGACCTGAAGTCCAAGGTCAAGGATGCTGCGGCTGACGCAGTGACCAGGGCAGTTGACGAGTTCAAGGATCTGGCTTCCAAGCTGAAGTTGAAACTGGATGCAGCCATCGACAGGGTGAAGGACTTCGCAAAGGACATCGTTTCCCGCATGAAGTCCGGTGCTGGCGATGCTGTGACGGATGCAGTATCGCAGCTGGGCAATTTGGCAGGCAAGGCCAAAGAAAAATTCGACAACACCATCGCCAAAGCGAAGTCCTTCGCAACTGACCTTATTTCCAAGCTGAAAAGTGGCGCTTCGGACGCTGTGACGAATGCAGCGTCCCAGCTGGCCGGTATGCCGCAGAAGGTCAAGGAAAAGCTCGACCTTGTGATTCAAAAGGCCGTGTCCTTCGCAACTGACCTGAAGGAAAAGTTCACGAGCGCTGGCAAAAACGCGCTGGCGGGCATCATCAACGGCATTTCCTCCAAAATCGAGGAAGTCAAGACCTCCATCAGCAACGTGGGTCTCGCCCTCATCAACACCTTCAAAACGCTGCTGGGCATCCACTCGCCCTCGCGTGTCTTTGCCGAACAGGGCGGCTTTATCGCTGCCGGTCTGATTGTCGGTATGGAAAGTGCAACGGACGATGTCAAGAAGGCTGCTGCACAGCTTGCGGGCGCTGCCGTTGACGCTGCAACGGACGCTGTTGCGGAGGTCGCCCCGACCACGCTGGAAAAAATCAAGGAAAACCTCGAAAAGATAGAGGATGCCTTTGACGATGACACCGGTCTGGGCAAAATCTACAACACCATCAAGAACCTGTTCAGTATCGACTGGTCGGACATCGACACGTCCGATATTTTGGAGCTGGCCAAGAACATCACGACCCTGTTCTTCGACAGTCTGGACGAGAATGTGCGGCTGGCCATCTCCGGCTTCATCAACACCTCTCTGGACTACCTGAACAAAGCCTATGAGAAGGAAGGTCTGCCCGGCCTTATCAAAGCGGGCAAGACCATTATCTCCGGTCTGGCCTCTGGTATGTCTGAGGGCATAAAATACATCGTGGCGAACGGCGGCCAGATTTTCAGTGCCCTGAAAGATGGGATTCTGGTGGCCCTGCAAGGTGTCAACGTGGAGCTGCTCATTGCCGTGGGCGTTATCGCCCTCATTGCTGTGGCTATCGCGGGTGCATGGAAGTATAGCGAGCAGTTCCGGGATTCCGTTCTGAACGCGGTAAACCGCATCAAGAAAGCGATTGAAAAGGTCATGGCAGCCATCAAGAAAGCCCTGACACCCATCGTGGAACTGGTGAAGAATGTGTTCGCCATGCTGCAAGGACTGATTGCGCAGCTGTTTGAGCTTGTGGGCAGCATCCTTGCAAAAATCATCGACTGGATTGCGCCGGTCATTACGATCATCGGCAATTTCCTGAGCGATGTTATCACGGTGCTGGGAACCATCATCGGCTATATCGCAAAGCTGCTGACCCCGCTTATCAACGGCATTGGCAAAATCATCTCCACGATTCTGGAATGTCTGCAAAAAATCTGGAACACCATCAGCGATGCGCTGTCTCCGGCATTTGAGGCGATCTGGAATGTCGTATCGAAAATCTTTGAAACCATCGGGAATCTGCTGCAAACCATCGTGGATGCGCTGTCCCCGGCGATTGATGCTCTGGCAGACGCATTCGGCGCTATCTTTGACGCGGTGGCCAATATCATTTCGGCCATTGTGGAAGCTCTGGCCCCGATTATCCAAGTCATTGCAGAAGTGCTAGGCGGCATCATCACGGTGCTGGCTGAAATCGTGGGTGCGGTCGTGGACGCTCTGGCACCGGCCATCAAGCTGATTGGCGATGTGCTGGGCGCGATTTTCGGTGTTATTGCAAAAATCGTCAATCTGGTTGTAGACATCCTGAAGCCGGTCATTGATGTCATCTGCAATGCACTGAAAGCCATCGGTGATGTGATAAACGGCATCTTCAATGGCGTGAAGAATGTGACCAGCAAGGCAGTAGAGACTGGCAAGAACATCATTCAGGGCATCGGAACTGGCATCAAGAATGCTGCAACCGGCCTGTGGAATGGCATCAAGAACGTTGGCAACAACATCGTCAACGGCTTCAAGAATTTCTTCGGAATCCACTCGCCGTCTAAGCTGATGGCCAGTGAAATCGGTGAATATCTGCCTGCCGGTATTGACGAGGGCATGAAGGACGCTATGCCCGCCCTTCTGTCCAGCGCCGAGAACCAGATGGGCGAGCTGGTAGACACTGTGAAGGACGGTGCAGCAGAGGCCAACGGCGCGATTGCCGGCAGCGGTATGCCGCTGCTGTCCGAAGTTTCGGGCAAGGTCGATATCGTGGACGGTCTGGATGATGTCCTGACCCGGTTCTCCGACAAGGTGGCCGACAGCTTCACGAATCTGCTGGATCGTCTGACGGAAATCACGCAGAGCGCTGGCTTCTCCATCCCTGCGGTGGCATCCGGTACGGTCACTCCCTATGCAGTGGACAACGGCAAGAGCGGCGGCTCCGGGAACGTGCTGGAAGAAATCCATGCGTCCAACGAGGAAACCACCCGAACCATCGTGCAGGCCATTGGCAGCGCCACGAATTCCATCTGCGCAGCGGTCGAGCAGTACAGTGGTGCGGAGGTCAACGTGGACGCTGACAGCCTCGCACAGCACACGGTTGACTATATCAACCGCAAGACCCGGATGTTCGGCACCTCGCCGCTGCTGACTCCCACGGAAGTATAAGGAGGCGAAAACCCTATGAAACCGATTCTCAAAATCGGTGACCATGACTATACAAAGTGGGTGGCAGAGGGCGGCCTGACCCCTACGGACAGCGATGTGGATTCCAGCAAATCTGGCCGAAACACGCTGGACGCGCTCATGGTCCGAAACAAAATCGGCGCGAAGCTGAAATGGTCGGTCACGCTCGTTGATATCCCGGAGGAAGTCGCTGCCCAGTTGTCGAAAGACCTGAAGCAGACGTTCTTCAACGCCACACTGCTGGACCCGGATGCAGGGCGATACCTGACCAAGACCTACTACTGCGCAAACCGGCCCTTCGGTGCGCAGCGGTTCGACAAATCGACCGGCAAGACCTACTATGTGGGTATGGCGTTCAACATGACGGAGCAGTAAGGAGGTGAGACACTACGAGGCACAGAACGAAGCAGTGGACTGAACTGGCAGCTCGCGGGCGGTTCAATATGGACGCTCGCGCTGTCATTGCGGGCAAAGAATACTTCCGTATTTCTGCGCCGCAAATCAGTCACAGCCTTGCGACCGAGCCGTTCAGCATCGGCAACTGCAATGCAGCCTCCCTGAAGCTGAATGTCCTGCTGGAAGATGGCGAAACCATCCCGGAAGCAGCTGCGGTGCGCATCATCGCACGGCTCACAGATCTGGACATTACTAACCATACGGAGACGCTGCCGTTTGGCGAGTTCTGGGTCGATACCTGCACCGGGTCTGAAAATCTCTATACGCTGTCCTGCTATGATGCGATGCTCAAGACCTCGCAGGCCATGGTGGACGATAGCGACAGCGAAAGCGACTGGCCAAAGTCCATGGCCGTTGTGGTGCAGGAAATCGCGTACCGCATCGGTACTCCGCTTGACCCGCGCACCCGCATCAACCGAGGGCTGAACTACATGGTGCCTTATCCGAAAGGCTACACCATGCAGCAGATTCTCGGCTGGATTGGAGCTTGCAACGGCGGCAACTGGACTATCACGGACGAAGGTATGCTCCGGCTGGTGACGCTGACCGCGCCGCCCACGGAAACCTACCGCATCGTGGATGATAGCTACAACGACATCATCACCGGCGATGGCTACGCGCTGGCGTGGAAGCTGTCCAGCGGCAGCGGAGAAGCGCAGACCCCGGAGACCGGCAGCGGTGTTGGCTCGCTGGTCCCGATGGTCTATCCGGTCGTTGACCATGAATTCAACCGCATTGTAACGGCAGACGGCTTCACGCTGGTCTACGACAAGACCGGCGCAATCGAGGCTGAACAGGGCCTTATCCATGTGCCGTTCGTGCGCGGCCCTATCATCACCGGCAAGCGGCTTGTGGTGTCCAAGGTCACCATGACGGACGAGGAAGGCAACTCGTACTCGCAGGGTGATGATTCCGGTTTTGAAATCACCGTGGACAACTGCCCCTATTCCTGTCAGGGCATCTGCAACGACCTCTATTCCATGCTGCACGGTATCGAGTACGAGCCGTTCACGGCCACGGATGCGGTGTTTGACCCCGCAACGGAGCTGGGCGATCAGGTCAAAATCGGAGATCAGGTACACAGCTCCATCTATTCCATGGAGGCCACGCTGGATATCGGCTACGCAAACACCATCAGCGCACCGACCAACACCGAGGCCACCCGGCAATATCCGTATCTGACAAACCGCGACAAGAACCGCGATAAGGTGTTTCTGGAAATGAGCGCCGACTATGGCGGCGTTGCAATGTCTGCGGATGATGGTCTGGTCGTTACCAAAACCGGCAGCGCAGGGCGCAGCGTTTCCGCACAAGCTCTGACTGCGGCTCGAAGTACGCCGGTCTCCCGCGCCGAGGTGCAGTATTCGGACGAGTACATTGCCATGCGAGCGCGGGACCCGGAAACCGGCCGCATGGAGGACTGCATTTTCTTCGACGATGATGCAGAGAAGTACCACATCACAAAATCCGTTCTGATAGAACAGGCCAATGAACTGGCAGAGGAGTTGAAGAACTTGTCCGATGAACTGAAATCTATGGAAGGCGGGGACGGCGAGGAAGCTGTCACCCTTCCGCAGCTCTTGCAGTCCGTCAAGGATGTGCAGGCATCCCTCACAGAGCAGCGCACCACGCTGGCCGGGCTGGAAACATCGGCGGCCAACATTGAGGAAACGCTGGCCGCTGTGCAGACTGCGCTTTCCGACATAAAGGCGGCGGCAGCGGGCATCCAGTCTGTCGTGGACAAGCATACTACCTCGCTTGCGAGCTTGCAGGCCGATGTGACGGCTCTGAAGAAATCCGTTGCGGCCCAGTCCGCAGAGGTTACGGAAGTCCACGGCACGGTTGACAAGCATACTACCTCGCTTGCGAGCTTGCAGACTGACGTGGCAGCCCTGAAAAAATCTGCTGCCGACCAGTCGGCAGAGCTGACTACAATACAGACGGATGTGACGGCGCTGAAACAGGCCGTTGCAACCCAGTCTGCCGAAATGTCCAAGGTTCATACTACGGTAGACGGGCACACGGCCTCTCTGGCCGCGATGGACGAAAAGCTGACGGCTGCACAGGGAACATTGGACAGCATCTTCTCGCTGCTAAAAACGATGTCCGGCAGCAAGGACACCGAAATCAACCCGGACGCCGGGAAGGATGCCGGGACAGACGATAAGACGAACGCAAAGGAGGATAATTTGTAAATGGCTGAAAAACGCATTCAGGATTTCGCCACGGTAACGGAAGCCCAGGATGACGACCTGCTTCTGGTTTCTTCCAATGACGAGACCTATAATATCAAGGTCAAGACCTTGAAAGATGCCGTGCAGGGTGATGCGGACCGCGCCGAAGCTGCTGCAAAAGAAGCGCTGGCAACGGCAAAGCAGGTCTCGGATTCCGTCGGCAATATCGAAGAGCGGGCCTCTGCCGCAGAGGTAAAGGCAGCCTCTGCCGAATCTGCTGCAAAGACCGCTGTGCAGGACGCAGCAGACGCGAAGACCGCGGCATCCAACACGGAGGGCATGGTCTCCACGGCCCAGATTGCTGCATCCCAAGCCAGCACAGCGGCTGTCAAAGCAGAGGACGAAGCATCTAAGGCGTCTACCTCTGCGAGCGCTGCGCAGGAGGCGGCAGGAAAGGCGGCCGAGGCTTCCCAAAAGGCTGTCGAAGCTGCAACCACGGCAACGACCACGGCGAGCGAAGCGAAGACGACCGCAGGAGAAGCCAAAACTGCCGCAGAACAGGCAATGTCTGACGCTGCCGATGCAGCGGCCAACATCAAGACCGCGACCGAGGCGGCCTCGAAGTCTGCTGCGTCCGCAAAGACCGCAGAGCTTCAGGCAACCGCAGCGGCCAACACTCTGGCCCAGTTTCAGGAAATCATTGAAAACGGTGTTGTGCAGGATGTACAGTCCGTGGATGATGGCCTGAAGATCACCTATACCAACGGCGGCACCATCACGCTGCCCATCAAGGCTTCCGGCGGGCTGGCGTTCAGCTCCATGTACTACGACACGGAAACCTATTACCTGCATCTGTACGACGAAAACGAGAAAGACGTCATCGACCCGGTGTACATTCCGGGCGGCGGAGGCGGCGGCTCTGGCGGTTCCTCCGGCGTCACCCTGACCAACGAAACCTACGTCAACGGCGAAAAGGCTCTGTCTTTTGCCATTGCGCAGGGTCAGAGCACGGAGGTGTCCTACACCTTTACCGACACTGACCCGGACTTTGGCGGCGCTGCTGCGTATTATGTCAACGGTGAGCAGGTGGCCACGGCCAACATCGTACAGAACAAAAAATTCACTTTTGACCCCAGCGCATGGCTGGTGTCCGGTGACAACAAGGTGAAGGTCGTTGTCACCGATGAAAACGGCGCGACCGGCTCCAAAACGTGGAACATCTCGGTTCTGACGGTTTCGGTCACTGCAACGCTGTCGGAATCCACATTGTACACCGTCGGCACGGCGTTCCGTATCACGTACACTCCGGTCGGCTCCGGCATGAGCAAGACCACGCACTTCCTCATTGACGGCGTTCAGGCGGCAGAGGCCACGACCTCTTATTCTGGCCGCCAGCTCGTGCAGAGCTTGACCATCAATTCCCACGGCGCTCACGACATCGACATCTATACGACTACGACCGCCAGCGGGAACACAATCAAAAGCCCGACCGTCCACTTCTGCATTGCGGTCGTGGACAGCTCCAGCGATGCCCCTATCATTACGGTCAAGGACAAGAAGCCTTCTGGCAGCGTGTATATGACTGCTGCACTTCAGTATATGGTCTATGACCCTTCCACTGAAAGCGCGACTGTAAAGCAGTCCATTGACGGCGTGGAAACTACGCTGACCGTGGGCCGCAGCTTGCAGTCGTGGGCATACAAGCCCCGCTCTGAGGGAGAGCATACCCTGACGCTGACCTGCGGCGAAACGACCGTCACCATGACCTACACGGCCACCGCGCTGGGCTATGACATCCATCCGACCAACGTGGACGCGAAGTTTGACTTTGACCCGTCGGGCCGCTCCAACTCCGCAGCAGACCGCGACACATGGGAATCCAACGGCGTATCTCTGACCGTGGATAAAGATTTCGACTGGACCAACGGCGGCTTTCAGCAGGACAGCGACGGCAACACGGCCTTTGTTGTCCGCGCGGGCCATACGGCAACCATCAACTTTAACCTGTTCGGCTCGTCCAATATTCAGGCATACGGCGCATCTTTCAAGATGATCTACACGGCCAAGAACGCGCGCAAGTTTGACGCTGTGATTGCACAGTGTCTTTCGGACGGCATCGGTCTGGATGTGAACGCCAAGGAAGTGACCCTCTCCACCGAGCAGACCAGCATCAGCCAGTTCGTTTGCGAGGGTGAGTACACTGAGCTGTGCTACAACATCACCAGCCGGACGAAGAATAGCGAGCTGTTCCTGAATTTGCAGGGCATTCCGTCCCGGTTTGCCACCTATTCGGAGGGCGACCGCCTGACCCAGCGCACCCCGGTGCCGCTGACCATCGGCAGCCCAGATTGTGATGTCTGGCTGTACCGCTGCAAGTATTACGACATCAGCCTCGGCGACGCGGACATGATGGACAACTACATCGCAGATGCGCCCGACCCGGACGAGATGATTGCCCGCTATGAGGGCAACAGCGTGGACGACGGCGCGGGCAACATCATCACCGACTGGAATGCAGCATCCATTGACGAGGCGTATATCAACAATCTGGCGAAGAAAAATCCCGGTCTCCGCGTCATCAAACTGCGGGTTCCGCGCTTCACCACCGACAAAAACGATAAGGTCTCCGGCTCCAGCGTCGAACACCTGCTGTATGGTGCGCGGGCAAAAGACTGCTGGAAGAACGAAAGCGTCGTTCACCGCGGGCAGGGCACCAGCTCCAACGCCTACGGCAAGGCGGGCCGCAACATGGACTTCGACTGCAAGGGCGGCAAGTTCACCTACACCGAAAACGGCGTGGTCATGGAGGCCGACACCTACGACATGACCGAGAACAGCGTGGGCGAAACCTACTTCAACGTCAAACTGAACATCGCGTCCAGCGAAAACATGAACAATGCCATGCTGGCCGAGCTGTTCAACAAGTACCAGCCGTACATCCGCGCTGCCCGGTCTGCAAACCCGAAGATTCGCGATACGATGGAATTCCATCCCTGCGTAGTTTTCGTTTACAACGAGAGCGCCGAGGAAGGTTTCACGCAGGGCCAGTGGATCTTCTACGGCGTGGGCGATTTCGGCAACTCCAAGAAAGACAAAAAGGCGCAGGGCCTTGACAGCGCAACGCGCCCGAATGAGTGCATCGTGGAGCTGTGCAACAATACCCATGTCTACAACCGCTTCAAGGGCTACGAAGGCGCGGCAGACGCTTCCAGCTGGGAGAGTGATGATAACCCGAACGCGCCCCTGTCCTTCCGCTACATCGCGGACACCTGTGATGAGGCTGTGGCCCGCAACGCATGGAGCGATGTGGTGAAGTGGGTCTATTCGACCGACCGCACAGCAGCGACCGGCGAAGCGCTGGGCAGCCCTGTGACCTACGGCAGCACGACCTACACCAACGACACGGCAGAATACCGCGCCGCCAAGTTCGTGAACGAGTTTGACCAGCACTTCGAGAGCAAGTCCACCCTGTACCACTACCTGTTCACCTCGTTCTTCACCATGCCGGATAACCGTGCAAAGAACACCTTCCCGCACTGCGAGGATGTGACCGCTGAGCATCCCATCTGGGATTACTGCTTCGGCTACGACTTCGACACGGCCATGGGCAACAACAACGAGGGCGACCTCGCGCTGGACTATGGCATGGAGGACACCGACCAGCTGAACGGCGGCAACGTCTTCAACGCACAGGATTCTGTTCTGTGGGCCAACGTCCGCGACCTGCTGACCGACCGCCTGAACACGATGGTTACCACCCTGACGGAGCTGTTCGACGTCGACCGCCTGAACGCTGCCTTTGACGCCTACCAGAAGCTCCGCCCGGCACGTCTGCTGGTTGCAGATGCGCGGCGCAAGTATATCCGCCCTTATGAGGATCTGAAAGAGGGCGGCACGGCCATCACCATGTTTATCCCCATGATGAATGGCACGAAAGAGCTTCAGCGTCACTATTTCCTGAAGTACAACAGTATCTACTTCGCCTCCAAATGGAATACGGCGGCGGCCCGGAACGACAAGATCACCCTGCGCGGCTTCGCAAGCCCGACCGGCGAGATTGCGGCGATCACCATCACGCCATATTCTGACCTCTATGTGTCCATCCTGTTCGGCTCCATCCTGAAGCAGCAGCGCTGCAAGCGCGGCGAGCCGGTGACGTTGAGCATGAGCAAGGACACAGCGCTGAATGATACCGAAATCTACATCTATTCGGCATCCATGCTGGAAGCTGTGGAGGGCATCGCCAGCGTGTACACCAATCAGGCTGACTTCTCTGCCGCAACCAAGCTGCGTTCCATCGTCATTGGCAGCGACGCGGACGGCTATTCCAACGTCAACCTGACGTCCTCTATCAAGCTGGATTTCTCGGCGCTGGCCGTGCTGGAAGAGCTGCGAATCGACCATTGCCCGAATTTGACCGCACCGGTGGACGTGTCCGGCTGTGTGGCCCTGAAAGTCGCCAGCTTCAAGGGAACGCCGGTCAGCGCGGTCAACTTTGCTGCTGGTTCTGCGTTGGAAACCTGCTATCTGGAGCGCCCGGTCAGCTTGACGCTGCGCAATATGCAGAACATCAAGACCTTTGAGGTGGCGGACGGGTACGCAAACCTGACCGGTCTGCGCCACGAGAACACGCCGTTCCCGGCTGCGCTTGATATTGTCAACGCAGCGGCCAAGCTCTACACGGTACGCCTTGTGGGCATCGACTGGCAGCTTACCGGCACAGACCTGATGAATCGTTTGCTGGGCATGGGCGGCTACGACGAAAACGGTCTGGAAGTTCAGCAGTCCTCGCTGTCCGGCAAAGTCTATACCTCCGTCATTCGTCAGGCTGAGGTGGAAAAGTACACCGCAGCGTGGCCCGATCTGGCCCTGACCTATGGCGGGACCGTGCAGCAGTACAAGGTGACGTTCTGCGATTATGACGGGACAAAGCTGACCTTCAAAGATGGCTCCCCGGCAGAAATCCTCGTTGACCGCGGCGCGACCTGCCCTGACCCGGTGGCAACCGGGCTGATGGATACTCCGACCAGAGAAGCAACTCAGGCGGAAGTGTTCACCTATTCTGGATGGGATACTGTTCTGACGCAGGTGCTGTCCGAGCTGACCGTCAAGGCCGCCTATACCAGCGTTCCGCAGCGCTATACGGTGCGCTGGTACTCGCAGACCGGCGTAGTTGTAGGCACAAAGACCGTAGACTATGACACCGAGGCAGTACCGCCCGACGACCCGGAGCGTACGGACGAGGAAGGAAACTTCGTTTATCGTCTGTTCAACGGCTGGGACAAGTCCACAGCTCACGTCCGGGAGAATATGGACGTCTATGCGCGTTGGATTGAAGGATCCTTGCCGAACTTCGGCGATGATCTCTCCAACCTGAATTTGTCGCAGCTGTACGGCATCCGGCAGTCTGGACGGTCTGCCCTCTATTTCACAGAGGACAACATCAAGACCCGCGTTCCGTTCACCATGGGCTATGAGCCGGAGTTTGACAACGTGGAATCTGTGCTGCTGGCTGAAAATATGGAGCTGGACGGCAAGACCTCCAAAGACACCGGTGTGAAGATCATGGACAAGGACACCGGCTGGACGCTGGTTGTGGACTGCGTATTCGACCAGCCGACGGCAGAGTCGTGTGTGGCGGCTTGCTTTACCAAGACTGGCTATCACGGCTTCAAGGTTAAATACAGCGGCGGCACGGCCGTCCAGTGGTCCACCAACACCGTGAACAATGGTCGCGGCACGGGCCTGTCTACCATCTCCGGCATTGGCACACAGTATGTGTCCGACCAGTACCGCGAGCTGGTGGTTCTGCGCCATGCCAAGGGCAGCCGGAACCTGTTCGTCTATTTCGCAAACCCGAACGGCGACGACATCATTTCCCGCGAGCTGACCAAGACCATCGACACGGCATCTGACGCGACCCTCATGCTGGGTTGCGACAATGACGGCAAGAACTTTGCGACCGGCTTCCTGTACCGGTGCAAGCTCTGGAAAGACGACCTCGGTGAGACTGAGTGCCTGAAGATGGCAGCATGGCCGCGTGAGGAAAGCTATCTGGAGGTCATCGGCACCGGCGGCGCAACCAAGACCGGCGGCGGTACGACCTCCATCGACCTGATTCACGCGGGTCTGCTGAACGGCTACCACCGCATGAACCCGACCAACAGCAACGCTGGAGGCTGGCCCGCATCCGAGATGCGCAGCTGGCTCCAGAAGCGCTATCTGGCCGGTTTGCCTTCGGCTCTGCGCCGGATGCTGGTTTCCGTTCATATATCGTCCGTGGATTACGGCGCGGGCACGGCTGGTATTCTGGAATCCGAGGATAAGGTCTATCTGCCCTCCATGCGCGAGATGAACGGAACCAATACGGAGCCGTTTGTGTACTGTGGCGAGCAGATTCCGTGGTTCACATCTGACCGTGTCCGCATCAAGTTTGCGGGCTATACGCTGGCGCAGAACGTGAATTTCACTGTATCCAGCACCGCGCCCAAAGACCCTAAAAAGGGCGATGTGTGGATTTGCTCTGCTGATAGCAATGTGGGCTATCTTTGGAATGGGCACGCATGGGTCAGGGCGCGGTGGTATTGGCTTCGCGATGCTTCGGTGTCCGCGTCTACCTACTTCAGCGGTGTGGGCAGCGGCGGTACTGTGGGCAGC